TGAAAGGTGTGTCAGCATCCTTGCTAACTATATTCATTTTCTTTAGCAAACCATCAATGAATTTAGTCAACCAAGGAGATTCCCAAGCTTCTTGTTCTTCTTGGCCAATATCCGTTGACAACTCCTCCCTTTCATTAGGAAGATTTTTTAATGCTGATTCAGCACCTTCATCTAAATACTTTTGACTTTCATGTCCCGGCTGGATAGAATCTATCAAAAAATCAACTTCTTCTTTCAGAGTTTTTACAAAATCAGGGCCGTGAACTGTTCTTCTTGTTGACCCAGCTTTTCTTATTGGTGCAGAAGTAATATGAGTTAATTCGTGCAAGACTACTCTTTTGGCATATTCATTTCCTTCTTTAGTATTTAATCCACCTTCAGGATATATAACATCACCAACTTTAACCTCCCACCCAAGATTTTTTCTTGCCCAATTTATATCTCTCTGGTTTGTTATTTTAACTGGTTTTTTTCCTATACGAATTGTTATTTGGTGCCCATAACCCAATTTTCCAGTTAATTTTATATGTGTGCCAGTGATACCTTGGTTATTGAGTTTTTTAAATACCCACAATATTTTATCCCCAACACCAAGAACTTCAGATATTGTATTTCCAATTTTTTCTAAATTGGCTTGACTGTCAACATTAGTTTCATGGATTAGTTTTCTGGCTTTTTGTTGTTGATTTTCTTCCGACAAAACTGACAAACTTTTTTTTAATTTATCAATTTCTTTTTGGAACTTCAAACTCACAAACTGTTTCATTATTTTCTGTTGTTCAGTAGGAGTTATTGGTTGTCCAGTTCTCCTTTCTTTGTCTGCAAAAACTGCCTCTAATTTTTTTCTATCTTCAATGGAAAAGGATTCTACTCCTTTTCTGTTAATATTAGCTAATTGTCTCGTAAGTTCATCACTTAGTTTAAGAATCTGTTTATTTATTGATTTTTTGGTAGTTTTGGGTTTTTCTTCAGTTTTAGTTGTGTCTTTTTCTTTTTCAGTCTTAGCATTTTCTTCTTGAATTTGTTCAAGAGTTTTCCCTGTAAGTTTCATTGTAAAAAATTGTCTTTCCAAGTGGTTTAAGTTTGCACCCTCCTCAGCTTGATTTATTAATGTTTTTGCCAATTCTTCTGATAAATCATGTTGGTCAATCAAAGCTTTTTGTAAGGAATCAGTGGTTGGCAAAACAACCCTTCCACCAACTACCCTTCCACCAAAACCAAAAATTAATCCCATCAGTGAGCCACCAGCACCAGCACTTCCAATTCTTTCCAAAGCATTGTCCCAAGCATCAGGATTGAATTGTGATTCAACTGTGATTTGAGTAATTTCTTGCAACACCTCTTGTAATGCTTCAGAAGCCATTAGAGCAGCATATTGAAGTGTAACCTGTTTTCCATATTCAGCAATTCTTTTCAAAGCTCTTTTTGAAGCCATTTTGACAACATTTTTGGCACTCGAAGCTCCCTTGCCAAACTTCATAATTTGGTTGATTTGTATATATTCTATAGCAGAATTAACAACACCAGTAACAAACATAGCCATGTGAGCTTCATCTTCAGTTGCCCCATACATTAAAGCACTTCTATATGCTTCTTCTCCCTCATATCCAAAAGCTACACCAGCACCAGCAAGTGGAGAACCAGTGAAATAACTAACACCAATAGCAGTTGCCCAATATGGAACATTTCTTGCTACAGTGTTACTAATAAATCCTTTCCAACCACCCCCTACTGATGGCCCATATTTATTTGAAACTGATTTCTCATATAATCCAGTGCTCCACTCCATAAAAGTATCAGGGTTAAACATGCTGGCTTCTGACGCTTGTGATAATAAATGGAAAAAAGCAGCACCACCATACATCGTCCCACCAGCCAAATTTCTCCAACAATCATCAATGAAATTTTTATACTTTCGTGGGCGTTTATCAGGGTGTTCTCGATAAAAAGCTTCAATCGCTTCTTGTTGCCTTTGTTCTCTACCCTCATCAATATTAACAATTCTTTGAACCTTTTCTAAATATTCATTTGCTGTTTCCTCATCAGGAAAACCAGATGGAAATTCAGCCATTAGTCCTTCAGAACCCATTTCCAGAATATCTTTCCACTCCATCTTCGGGACTAATTTTCCTTTATATTTAGGTGGTCTAAACATCCTTCTTAATTCAGTTTCTTCGGCCTTCAGAACAGACTCCAACTTAGCTAAAGCATCCTTACGTTGTTCTTCAAATGGAAGTGGCTCAGAAAACACAGGTAATTCTGCATAATCTGGTTTTTTGATTATAGTATATTCTTCAAAATCTTCAGGAACAATTTCCTCACCCTTTGCTTCAAATCCCTCTGGTAGAGTAGCAGCAGCAATAATATTTTCCAGATAATCAAGGGTAGATTCTTTTTCATGTCCCCTTGGCCCACCATTATGGATTCTGGCCATTTCTTCAAAACTCTTATCCTTCCCATAATGGTTCAAATATATCTCTACCATTTCTCTTGATTTAATTGGATTCCATCTATCCTGAGAAGTGTATTTTTCTTCCCCAAGAATCCTATTAACATCTTTCTGATAAATAGGTCTAATTTGGTATAGACCAACAGCATCTTCCTTTTTGTTATAGGCTTGAGGATTGTTATTGCTCTCAACTGTAGCAATAGATTCTAATAATTGGTCAAAATTATTTATTTGATTGGTTCCCACTTTGTTCCATTCCACCTAATTTCTTTGCCTGTTTTTTTATCTTCTCTAACTTCATTTAAGTCCCAAGGTTTTTTATTTATTTGTGTTGGAGAAGTATATTTTATTGCTTCTACAATGTCCTCGACTGGTAAACCTGCATTTATGTAAAAATCAATTTGTTTATTTATAGCCACACCACCTTGAGACCTTAAAACTTGTAATTGTAATTCAGGAGACATTATTAGAGCATCTGAATCAATGGCTTGGGTTTGTTTGGGTGGTATTTTGTGCTTATCAGTTTTATACTCATCAGGCCACATAAAAGTTCCCGGATGAATAAGTTCTCTTTCTCCTCTTTGATATTGAGCAAAATCTTCTCTCCGTTCTTCTAATGGCAGAGTGTCCCATCTTCGTGGAACAACACCAGACTTAAAAGCTGACCTATAATCATAATCACCAAGCTCAATAGCTTCAGGGGTTACACCATATCGCTTTTTCCAAGCTTCATAAGAGTCATCTAATATCTCTTTTCCATAAGAATGTTCAACATAATTTTGTAATATTTGCTCACCAACCTTAGCGATATCCGTTGGAGAAGCTTCCTGAATCAATTTAGAACTATTAATTGCATTTTGAAACATTCTAAATCTTGTCCATTCTTCCTGATGTTTAGTTCCAATGACTTCAGGGTCAAGTCCTGCTTCTTGTCCAAGAGTTAAAAATCGTTCATAGGCTGTTTCATCTGTTCCAGTGGTAATTATCATTTGTTTGGCATAAGTGAATAAATCATTCAATGCTTGTTCTTTATCAGACTCTATGTCTCTCATATACAAAGCATTTAAGGTTTTATAATTTGTTCGGCCAACAGAACCAGTTCCTAAATCACCTTGAATATAAGCCAGATTTACCTGAGCTTTTGCTTTTTCTAATGTGATATTTCCCTTTCGGATTTCTTGATTTAACTCTACCAAGTTTTGATAAACAAAAGAGTTGGGTTGCAAATCTTTCCCTGCTATTTTAGCTTGTGCCCTTCTTTCCCGACCAATCTCATAAGCAGATTTTATTAATTTTTGGTCGTTTTTGGATATATTGGCTTCATTAATCTCTATGGCCAAAAGAGAAAACTCATTGTTTTCTATATCCTTAGCAATATCTTTCAAAGTAGATTGTTTTTGTTTTTCCTGCTCCTCTTTTAATACTGCTTCACTGTCCTTCCAAGCTTTATTTAGCTCATCACGAACTTCATTAGCCATTTTCAAACTAAGACCAAACTTTTTGTAATTTTTTTCTAACCACTTAGTTCCTTCTATTCGTCCAAGTGGAAAGGCTTGCTGTGTAGCCAAGCTTTTAGGCAGTGTCTCATGCATACGATTAATGTGAGTTTGAGCTTCCTCATTACTTAAAACTTGCCTTCCACCAAGAACAGTCTTGTTATAATTATCAATTAGTTTTTCAGTCTCAGAAATATGGTCAAACATACCTGCAGCTAATGCATCAACAGTTGGCCCTTCAATAGTTGAATCAGGAATAAAATTATTTGTCTTATGAGTAATGGTTTTAATTGCTTCTGTTCGTTGCCGTTGCCACTCTGCTGTTAAACCAGTATGATATATACTGTTTTGAAAGTTAGCTACATTTGAACCATACCATTTTCTTATATTAGATTTAGCTCCCCTATGTGAAATTTTATCAATTATTCCCTGTGCCTGTAAATCAAAATTATTGAATACGTCAACATAGTTTTTTGGGTCAGATATATTCTCTAATCCACGAACTGTTTCCCCATACAACATTTCAATCTGTCTCTCAGCAGAAGCTATTTGTTCAGCAGCCCTGTTTTGAGAAATTTCATTTAGAAAGGCAGTAGAAACTCCCTGAAGGGCTTGTCCCATTTGTTTAGTCCCTCTGGTTGCCGTTGCAGCCGTTTGTTCGGGTGAATGAGTTAGTGGGGGAGTTACCCTAAAAGATTGTTTTCGTTTTGGTGTTGGTAGTTGTGGCATTTTTATACTCCTATCTTCCAACCTTGTTTATATCCATACATACCAAGCTGTCCTCCACCAGCAAGCAGAGTGGAAAAAGCACCAACTTTTGCAGACTTATAAGCAAGCTCACCTTGATATTCAGACATAGCTGCACCTGATTTAATTCTTGAAATTTCCATATCCCTTTCAGCTTCCATTATTTTGGCCTGTTCTCTTATTTTTTGTCTTGTGGTATTCATAACACTTAATACTGTTCCAGATTCCTCTAAACCTGCAACAGCAGCAATTGTTCTTTGTTTGGGAACAATTTGTGCCGCTTCTTTAAGAAACTGTCCTATCTCCCAAGCACGAATTTCCCTGATAGCTCGGGCGTATCTCAGTGAAATTGTTCTATTTCTCTGATATAACTCCTTGGTCATTTTTCCTTCTTGATATTGACCAAAAGCTTGCATACCTGTGCCAGCAATAAGAGCCCCAATAGCAAGTGCTTCTAACATTTTAAATCTCCGTTATATCTAATTTAGGAATTATTGCACGAACAGTCATTGGCAGTGGATAAGTTTGTTTAACAATAATATTTCCTTCGGTTTCATCAATTCCGGGCCAAACTACTGTTTCTTCTTCTGTTTTAAATTCTGTCATTGAACCATCAGTTCCTGTAACAGAGTGGTCTAATTCATCAAGATTTGAAGCGTCTCGCCCATATTTTCCGCCAAGAGTATCTTTGAATGATATAACAGCCTCATGAATCCGTTTCTTTCTTCCTCTTATTGTATTAACCCCTTGATATTGGTTTGAGATTTCAAGCTTCATTGGCTGTAATTCAGATTCATAATTTAATCCAACATGAACCTTAGTGGAAGAAGTTACTGCTGTCCCACCAATTTTTAGGTCAACATATCCAGCAGTATCACCATTTCCTGTTCCAACCTCTTGTTGGTCTCCAACTTTACCATCAATAAGAATATCAACAGTTTCCCCTTCCAAATGGTCTAATCCACCAACATAGGTATTTCCATCTGAACCAGCAGCTGATAATCCACTATCAACAAAAAATACATCTGTATCTGTATCACCCCAATCTCTTGGTTGAAAGTATTCTAAATATCTTTTTGTGTCTCCATCAATAGTTCGTTTTACAATAACCCACACCTCATCCTCTGTTCCAGATTGTCCAGCGGAAGAAATAACTGCTACACTTTCAATCTCCCCATCTGTAACAACTCTAAACCATCCATATATATTCTCTAACCTTTCATAAGTCATTCCGAGCAAGACTCCATCATCACGAACAGCCCAAAGAATTGGGTCTGGGTTTTGTTGATGAGCAATCTCAACTATTCCATCACCAGTTATGTGTTCAGAATAAACTGTCAAATCTCTGGCAACAAAAATATCTGAATCAAAGTCATATTTAAACTCTCTTAACCTTTTTGTGTTTCTTGGGACAAACAGTGTGGAATCATTAACTATCAATGGTTGAATTGAGCTACTTCCATAGGAACTCTGTCTCCTGTATTCAGGAACATTGGTTGGTGAAAGTGGCAAACTCCTATTATAACTTTGCATCTTTCCTTCTGCACCAGCAGTTCCTACCAATAATGCTTCTTGAGAAATCAACCACCTTATCATATTCTGCTGTGCAGCTGATATGGTGAAAACCAAAGCATCATCATCAAAATCATCATTTTCTGCCAGAGTTTTTGCTCGAAAACCTTCAAACTCTTTACTTTCAGATAACCATATTGTCAGTGGTTCATAAGTGTTTCCAGCAAAGCACAGCCTGTTTTGATAAAACTCTACACTTCTTGGCCAGCCCCTATAATCTGACCAAGAACCCTCTGCCCAATGCCAAGTTGCATCTGTTGAGCCTAAATCTTCTATAACATCAACAGTAGCAGAAGTTGCACTTGCTACAGCAGTTACTTTTACATATCCCACATCAAAATTTTGTTCACAAGAAAGAGTGTATGCTGGGTCTGAGCCAGCTCCATGATTTGTGCAGTTTATTCTATAAATTGCTCCATCTTTTTCTTCTTCCTCCCAGCTAATATCATAATTAACTCCCCCACGAAAGATTTTAAAATCATGATAATTAGTATCATCAGATAATTTTCTCTGAATTTTATATTGAGTAGAATCCCCCCCAGCATCTGTTGTTCTAAATCTACAGGTATTTTTTAATGTTTTTGCATCTTTCGTACCAGTACCAGACAAGGTTCCATATTGAGAATTATCAGTCTTTGGATGAGCTAATTTAAATAATGCACCAACATGGTCTGGAACAAACAAATCTTCTGATGCAGTTAAGGTAATTCCATCACCAGTAGTAGCAGAAGGAGTAAGGGTAATTGTGTTATCTTCATTTTTATCTCTGAATGGACCCCAAGTAAAATCTATTTCTGATAATGTCCAAGATGTATGTCCACTTCTTTCTAATTTTCTTGGAGCATATTCTGGATGAACTAAATATAGAACATCAGCAGATTGAACAAAATGAATATCAAATAAATCTTCTTCTTGATATGGTGACTCTATTTCATAAGCTGGATTATCATATATGGTAGAAATTTCACTTGATGAAATTATATCTGATGTAATAAATACATTATCAATTTTATCCTGCCAAAAATTTTCATTTGCATCATCATCAGTGTTTCGTTGGCTTCCTATTCTTACTTCTTGTGCTGTATTGGTTATAGAAGAAAAATTATCATCATCTACAGTTGTTACATCAACACTTTCTCCATCCACATATAAGGTTATTCCTGATACTCCCTCTGATTCATCCCAAGTTGCAGCAAAGAAATGCCATCCAGAACCAATCACATCATCTGAAGTAGCGTAGATTTCAGCTTCAGTGCTTGATAAATCTTCTGTTCCATCCCCACCATTATATAATGCTAAAACTTCTGCAGAAGTAAGTTCCTTCCCAATTAAATACACATTATCTAACTTTCCATCAAGAAAAGATTCTTTATCTCCTCCACTGCCAGTTAGAGCTCCCATTAAAACTTTAGTTGACCCATTTTCCATTGCAGTATACATAAGACCATAAGTATCTACATCTTTTTCCTCTCCATCTATATAAATTTTAATTCCACCATCTTCATAAGTCCCATTATAAGTTGCAACAATGTGATGCCACTTCCCAGTTTCTACAGTATTATTATCAGTTTGTGCATAGAAATAACCATTTGAGCTTTCATCCTTTAAATAAAATCTAATATATTTATTTGACTTTCCATACAACAGCCATTCTCTATCTTCCGAACCAGAGGTTTCATCCCACTTTCCTATGATAGCACCATTGCTATCTAATGTATCAAAATATACCCAAGCTGAAATTGAAAATGCACTATCATCACTTCCATCGCCAAATGATAGTTCATTACTATCTGCATCTACTTCAATATAATCATCGCTTCCATTTAAATGCAAACAATCATTGATTTTTCCAGCTTCGGACTTATCTGCTGTGTCATCACCTCCCTTCAAAGAGGCATCGTGAGTTTCTTCTGAATCATCTACATGGTCATTTGCTGCATCATCATTCATTTTCCATTGAGCAATTAAATCACCAGACAAGTCAGTTTCCGATTGTGCTAATCTTAATTCTAATTGTTTGTTAGCATTTAATCCAAATCTCCATTCTCTTGCTGAAGCATTGTTTTGCCATTTAGATGCTAAAACTTGAAAACTTGTTGGTGAATCAATCAAATATGCCCAACAACCAATAGAAAAATCAGAAAAAGTAAAATCAGCATGGTCATTTATATCAACTGTATATTGTCCATCTAAATTAAAACAACTATCGCCAACAGTTCCTTCTTCTGAGACAGTATCAGTTGTAACAGATGAATCATCAGCATCCACTAATTCACCATCATGGTTTTCCTCATCATCATCTACATCATTAGCAGCTGGAGAATTATCATCCAATTTCCAGTGAGCAATCAGATTATCTAAGTCAGAGATTTCACTTTCTGTGCCACTTGGGTCATAAATTTGTCCACCATCTTTGAAAAACCTTATATATTCTTCTCCAAACTCAAGAACATAGGCTTGCTCAACATTGTATTCAAAAGGAATCAGTCTGGAAACCTTATCATCATCATCTTTACTGTGTTTGGTTTCAGCAATATAATATGTTCCCGGTCTGCGAACTGCTCCACCATAAACAGTTGGGATAAAGTTTTTGAGTGTCAAACAACCTGTCATATACTTCTTCAGGTCTGTTCGCATATCCAACATTGGGGACAATTCCCCAGCGTTGAAATTATTTATCATTTGAGTTATTTGTTCGGTTGGCATCAGATTCACCAAATATCTTTTCTATTTCTTTTTTCTTCTTCTCATATTCTTCCCAAGTTATGTCTCCAAAACAAAGCTCATAACCAAGGTCATACAAGGCTTTTCTTTTCCCTCTTGGATATAAATTTCCACCCCTTGTAACTTTTTTAACGAACTCTTTTGCATAAGTAGCATTTGCCGGAACTTCTTCTCTAATAGACATATAACTGCTCCTTATTCTTCGTCCACCCACATCTTTTTCAATGTTTGTCTGACTTTAGCAGGGTCTTGGGCTGCCTTCTGGCTTCCTTCTGTTCCTTCTGCCAACAGCAAGGTCTGAGCCAAATCCATTTTTATAGTATCTCGTCTGACCTTGGACTGCTTCAGCTTTGGAATAATGTGCCACGCCAGCTGCAAACTTATTGCTTGAATCAGAAGTGGGGACATTTCTTTTACATCATCTAAATCATAAATATAAAACAAATAACAATCTTCATCATTCATTAGAATATAGTTTCCACGCCTTGCCCAATCACCACGCCAAGGATTTCCATTAGTGTCCGTTGGATAAATTGGTCTGATACAATCATCAGGCAATCTAAATTTATAATCATAATCAAAAGGTGGCTCAGAATTATCCGGCTCAATATGAATACTTTTCATAGCCGAAGTCCAATTAGGTTTGGTCATTGCCAGCACTTCCTGACGAGATTGGTCATAAAACTCATTACACAATCTGGCTCTCTCATTACTATCAGTGAGAGCATCAATAGTGTCCGTTCCTGCTTCATACAAAGCAAGATTAGCAATATCTACGGATGTAGTAGCCATATTACTCTCCTTATATTATGCTTCTTGTCCGAAAATGTAGTATTCAATAGCTGCGGTTGCAGCATCACCCTTTACCCTAATACTGCCATTCGTATCTGTCAAACCATCAGTGAAGTTAAGGTAAGTGGATTCATTACTATCTCCCTCTATAGTAATATCTACACCACTTGCAGGAGTTCCTGTTCCATCAGTTGACACTTGAATACTTGTAGCATCTACTCTTGCTATAATCAATATACCAAGAACATCTTCGGGAGCAATCGTTCCTAAATCCAAGTCTTTGGCTGTGTTACCAATTACTGCATATCCATGAAAAACTTCTTCTGGTGCAACAGAATGAGTAAATTCAATAGGCAAATTGGAAGTTACACCAAGACCAGACACTTCAACTTTCAATGTAACTGTAGCTTCAGCTGCCATTATTTATTCCTTTCTTTTCCAATAATTACATTTTTCATTGGATTTAATTAAATCAAAACTTGGTTTAAAATATTCTTCCTGCCATCGTTTTTCATCTTCTCTTTGTGCATCGTGAATTACAACTTTATCTCCAATCTCGGAAGCATGTTTGATAGAAAACTTTCGTCCTTTGCCACCAGCATCCATAAATGCACCACCCGGAGGGCCATCTACAAAAACTAAATCAGGTTTTTCTTTGGGTTTATCAAAGTGTTCTCCATCCCAAAGATTAAGTTTTAAATTATCACTTTTATTTTTAGCTTCTATCTTTTTCAGATATGGTAAATCTGTTTCATAGCTATTCACTTGGCACAATTCAGACATTAACAGTGAAGATAAACCACAACCAAATTCTAAAACACTTTCTATTTTTTCATCATCAATAAGTTGCTCAATAAACTCCCAATCTTCCTTTTCAATCGACCATCCACCCCAAACAAAACCATAAGGATTTTTAATAATTTCAGTAATGTGTTTTAATCCAACATGTTTGTAATGTTCAAAAACAGCTTTAGGCTGACACCACATTTCAAACCCATACTCTGAAGCTTTCCGTGAAAAATATAAATCTTGAGCTAAAATTCTCTGTGAAGTCTCTGGACTCCAAACATCTTGAAACCAAGGCCAACTCATTTTTTCAAACACTTCTCTCTTGACCAAATATGGGCCAGCCGAATCAAAAGCTCTAAATGGTTCTTTAGGAAGCTCATCATAAGGAATAGGTTCAAAGACACCTGCCAAATCATTTTTTCCTGTCCACTTAGAGGTTTTCCAGAAAATTCCTTCAAAAACTATTGGGGCAACCCCAACTACAATATCCTTATCTAATTTAAGCATTTCGTCCAAAGCATTATTGTTTATTGGAGCTTCATCTGCATTTAGCAATAAGATATGAGTAGCTTGAGGAATATTTTTCAAAACATAGTGAATGATTCTATTCATCCCTTCCATACAAAATCTGCTGGCTTCATATTTAATAATAGTGTTATCTCTCTGACACATTGCTGAAGCCCACACACTTAATCTTAAATCCAGTTTCAAATTTATAGGAAGTGGGATTCCTATAACAATAAATGAACCACTTTCCTTCCGAGCTTTCCAAAAATCTTCCATCATTTTATTTGGCATTTTTACAATCCTTTTTATCAATCATAAATTGATATGTTTGTCCAACTAATACAATTATCAGAATTGCTAAAATAGCATAGGGAGCATCCTTAGCCAGTGCGATACTCCCTACACCAGCAATTGCAATATTGGTTTTTTTACTAAGACCTAAGTTAGAATTATTCATACTATGAACCATCAGAATCCCATGCTGTGGTAAGTTGCATAGGCAAAGCAATCCAATTAGTATTAGAATGGTCATAAATAAGAATTACATTACAAGGCAATTCATCTGCACCATCACTCGAAAAGCCAACATTTGCAGAAGCACCATTAATACTATCACCTGTTCCCGGCTCAATAGTTACATCAGAAGCAGCAGTTTCATTAACATCACAAACAACAAACCACATTCCATCATCATCTGAACCAACAGCAGGAAGGGTTAGAGAAATGCCATCTGTATCATTCTCTACTACAAATACTTTTCCTATTTCCGAAGTAGTAATTGTATCATCAGCAGTAACATTTTCTACCTGATAAAGCTCATATAAAACAGTTCCATTTCTATTTGGAATAGTAACTGTCCTGTCAGCAGTAGGGTCAGTAACGGTAATTGTAGTTTCATAGGCATCAGCAGTTGAACCCTCAAAGACCACATCACTATAATCTTCTAAGTTCCACTGTTCAATAATAGTCTCAACTTCTTTCGCCCATGTCCAAGCTTCATCGCCTGAGCCGCCGTGCCACCAACGAGCTTTGGGATTACCATCAATGCTTTGTGTCATAGCACCAAAAGTCATAGCAAAAATTAGTCCAACCAAAAATCCGGTTAGTAACCAATTTCTCATATTCTTAATTTTTGTCATAAGTTTTTTCATCAAATATCCCTATAAATAAATTGTTAAAATTAAATAAAGGGTGGGCCGAAACCCACCCTATTTTAGACTTAAACTTCAGCTGAAATGCCATAAGAGCTTTGAGCGTCCAAACTAATCCAAGCATCAATTTTACCTGCTGCGGGTGTATCCGAACAAGTAAATCTTAATGCTACATATTGCTGTAAAGCCTCATAAGGAATTGTTCCTCTAAAAATCCAAGTGCCAGCAGTAGCAAACGGAGAAGCCGAAACTGCTGTGGCAGCAAGAACTTCAAGAATCTTTGTTCCTTGAGTTTCATCAAAAGAAGCATCATGTGTGTAAAGGTCAATAGTAATAGTTTCCGAAGAAGAAGTAAATGCTGTATTTGTTCTAATGTTCAAATACAGTGGAGTGCCAGCACCAATTTGCAGGTTTGCCGCACCCAAATTTATTTGTCCTTCAGAACGGTCAGTTGCAGTAATCGCCTGTGCATCACAGAGTTCAAGTTTTTCATCAAGAATAGCCATAATTATTCTCCTTATCTATTAAGCAATACCATACTCGGTATTAGTAATAGCATCTACTCTGCGAACAGGCATACCTCTAAACACGGTTACAGGACGACCAAAAGCATCTTCAACAGAAGCAACCGCCAAGTTTCCAGAATCTTTAGCTAAAATATCTAACTGAGTTTTAGTGTCAGCATTGCAATAAATAACGCCATTCTTTCCCTGATAAGGCAGTTTGTTTTGCATTATAATGACATTATCTTCATCCAATGGTGAAGTATCACCCAAGTCATCAATATTAGCAAGTCTCTGGACACATCTATCATCACGAACAACCAGACCAGCAGCCACTTTAAAGTGGGTTCTGTAAGCCTGATATTCGGACGGCGAACTGGAAGGACTATCACTTGCAGAAACAGTCTGCTCACCTAAGTCTCTAACTTCGATACCCATTTTACTGCCCTTTGGATAAATCATGTGAACCATACTTGGCCCCCACTGAATTATCCAAAGACTTGTGGTATCGCCAGCAGTTGCATCCCCACCTTCATCCTGCACATTACCAGAAGCATTAATAGAATTGTAACGAATCACAAAACCATTAAACTTCTCTGGTGCAGCAGACATATCACCCGGAATAGTGTTGTCATCATCCTTAAAGAGAACATCTGCTAATGTTTGGGATAAACCCTCAACAAAAGCCAAATCTTCCGAAGAACGAAATTCTCTTGGATTAGGAGCAATGTCCACCAAGAATTTATCAACAATACTATAAGCTTCGCAGAGACCTATAGTTTCTACGATTTGCTGCGTATTGGATGCTTCTCGGCTAACACCACCATTAATCTTACGCCAAGTTCCAGATGGTAAACTGGTTCTCTTTGTGGTAACATGACTTGTAGGTTGGTTGGATTCAATCCAAACTGCATCTGTCAAGACTTCATTGGTTTCAGCCAGAACTTCTGCAACGGCCAAATGTTGACCATCAAGAGTCCTTTTGGCCAATTCAACAAGAGTTAATTGGTCTCGTAATGCATAAGTCGCATCAGCCATAATACCTACTCGCTTTCAAATAAGTTGTCAATATCAGCAGGTTATCTGCACCCAAGCAGGCCCACAAAGCATTTTGCTTCTGCATAGAAGGTTCTTCCAGATTTATAATCTTCCTTAATTTCTGACAGCAATTAATTCCAATTATAAATTGCCTGTATTTGTTTAACAAATTGTCCTTTCGGGTCTGTTAAACCTTTAATGGAGCTACAAGGAATTGAACCTTGGACTTATCGTTGCAAGCGATATGTTTTCCCAACTATACTATAGCCCCAATCTAAATTAATCTTTTAATTCTGGCGATTTATCATATCTAAGCATTGGCTGTCCAGTTATTTTGGACAACTCAACTTTACTTGAATCACTGGATGGAGGTGTCTCACCAGAAAAAGTGCTTTCTTCTGCTATCATATCAGAAGCAATATCACCCAACATTTTTACCAAGGGAGCATAAGAACCTAATCTGGTGTCAATAAGAAAATCTTGTAACTTACTATCTTCACCATCATAGTGTTTTATTAGGCGTTTGCCTAACTCAACTTTCTTATTAAAATTATCCTCTCCTCCCCAATCCTTAGTTAATTGAGCAACAGCTTCTTTTTCAGCAGCTTCATCCTTCTTGATAAACTCATCAAGCTGAACCAACTGCTCCTTCATCACTGAGGTCATAACATCCTGATATACCTCAGACGAAACACCACGCTCGTGGCATTTCTTCCTGATATTTTCAAAAAACTTATTATCAGGCTGACCCTCATCAGGAACACCATCCAATTTTATATCAGGATATTCCTGTGGAGTTTTAGGACAACCAAGCTGAGAGAAAAATTCCCTGCGAGAAGCTTCATCAGCATCCTCACCCGGAATCTTTACCATCCCTTTCATTGATTCTTCATGCTCAGTATTTATCTTACCTAATTTGGATTCCAACTCTTTATAGGAAGAATACAAATTAGTAACCTGACCACTCAGGTCGTCCCCTTTAATTTTTTGCAAACCAGAATCAGATTGCAAATCTTCAGGTAATAATTCTTGTAATGTTTCAGCCATTATCTTCTCCTTTCAATAGGTAAGGTGGCAATTAACATTATTTCATTGGCATCTTTACCAATGCTCTAACTAACAATTCAACATTCTTGGGATTCAATATCCCACACTTTCTCAACACTTTATTTGCATAATTTCTCAAATAGTTTTGTTCCTCAACATCCACGCTATTGTTTTCTTCAATCTCATCAAAGAAACAAAGGTCAATTAACATATCACATAAAACCTTTTGTCCCTGTGGAGTGCTGAACACCTGTCTATAATAATCCTTGATTTGGTTTTCTGGCAATACACTTGTTATTTTATCTCTTTTTAAAAACATATTATATCCCCGAAGATGGCCCTCTATTTTCAGCTTCTGCTCTTTCCCTTTCCATTTCAGGGTATCTTAAAGCAGAACTTGCAACACCCTGAAAGGCTTGGGACAACTCTGCATTTTCCAAAGCCATTTCACCTGCCACATATTGTGCCAACTGCAGCCTCTCTGGATTCTGTCGAATAACTTCAGCTTCAGCCAATACTCTTGCATCCTGCTTGGCTGCTTCCCTTCTTTCTTCATCCGACATAGCTTGTCTGTCTTGGTTAGCCATATTATACTCCCTTTTGGATTTTTGATAAATTTATTGAAAATATAATTAAATATAAAGTAAAAAGAAACTTAATTGGCCCTTTAATTTTCCAACTTTTTTTCTGTTTAAATAATCTAAAACCAAGACCAATTTCTCCAACCTTTGGGCAATATCTTAATCCAATATTAAATTGTGATTTTTTGGTTTTAAATAATTTCATATTATACCTCATTCTCCAATTTATCTATAACACTACCTTGTTCAACTTCTTTTCCATAAGATTTTACAATCTTGGCTTCCTTCTCAGCCATTTCCATTTCAAACTGTTGTTTAGCAATCTCAGCTTCCTGTTTCTGAATTGCAGCCACTTCTTCTTTAGTATTCATAACTTTTGCTGGCATACCATGAGACAAGAACAATTCTCTACCAATTTCTGAACCTTGTCCTTTTAACACATCCATAATTCCGGGAATTACTTCAACATAAGGTAAAGCAACTTCTAAACTTTGCCGGATTCCTCTCGCCTTAAACAATCTCTTTTGAGCTTCAGGAAGTGGGCCAATATAATCTACATCAATTTCAAAGAATCCACCAGTTGCAACTAATAACTTTTCTGGAATCGGTGGTAACTTGCCTTGATTATACATTATATTTAATACTCGATTGTGTGTGTCATCCAGTCTCTTAGACATCTTGCTCAACTGAGAACTCATTAAGGCGACCTTCTCACCCTGTTTCTCAATTATTTCAGTTGCAGTCATAACCTTTTCTGCTCTTGACAGCATTAAGAAAAACTCAACCTGAAAATGTCTCTCAATGGCCTGTTGCAACCGATTAATATAATCTTCTGTTACTGGATAATTTATGCCTGTTGGGATTGGCTGAACAATTCGTCCTGCATCCCTATAATAATTTGGGCCGTGTGGAGACATATCCACATCATCTTTCATTTCAAATGGAATGTTCAAAGGTGGTTCAGCTGAAAGCTGTGCAACTTGCATTTGAGTTTTACTGGCACTATTTAATCTCTTTACCTCTGAAATAGAGTCTCCCAACAATCCTCTGCCATAAGGTTCATCCGAATATTTTCTCATTCGCCATATAATAGGATTTAAAGTCCTATATCCACCACGCTTCACCAAATTCTTTCCAGCAACCTCAATATAATAAGACACAAATTGATGAAATTTTCTCCTCTTTCCAATTTCCTTGTCAAAAGTTTTTGGAATATAATCATTGATTGGATAAATGGCTTGAATATACTCAAACTTTCTATCCATATTATCCTGCTCATAACTATTTTCTATGGTTACAGAAGCTTTTTCCTTTCCAAAATCTTCTACTGCCTGACGTGCATTTAACCTAAACTTTCGATGAATCCCAATTACTTCACCCTTAGAATCAGTAATAAAATATAGTTCCCTTGGATGCCTGACAATAAAATCTATAGACTGGTCAGACATGTTTTCATCAATAAAGAAGTTAGCATTTCCAATAGAAGCATCATCCAACAATACCTCACGAATTGCATCATAGAAATTAGACTCATTCAGTTCCCAATAAACTGCTTCCCTCATTTCCTGAGTCCAAATTCTGACATCCTTATCCTCATTCAAATGTTTAAGGTGATACCCACCTATCCTATAATTAAACCAATCAAGTGCGGAAGATATATAATATCCAAGAATACCATCAACATACAAATTCAGTGCAGCAGCTGGAGTTCCATCATATATTCTTGTGCCATGTTTCTTAACCTGCTCATCCCAATTTTCAAATCCGGGTCTCCTGCTACAACCAAAATATGATACCTCATCCCAAATAGATTCATAAGGTCTGCGAATGTCCTCTAAGACTTTCTGCCTCTTGATTATCTTATCTACTAAAGTAGAATCCTTTTTTTCCTCTGGCATTAATCTAAACCCTTTGTCTTTTCATAATAATTATAAATTATTTTTGGTCTGCCCCTTTTATCTGTAGTATGCTTATGTTTAAAAGCATACAATCTTCCTTCTTCTGACCACGCAGGTCTTTGCAAACATCTACTCATTTTTCTAAGTTGGGCCATTATTTCTTCTTTAACTGTGAATGACAAACCGCTAATCTTTGTTTATGTTCAGGAAATTCCTTTTTCATAACTTCCGAATCCATACAGCGTTTAATAAATTCCTTGCTTGGTTCACTTGGTCTTGGTTTAGGTAATGGCATCTATTACCCCGCTAACAAAGTGGCTTTCTTAGTTCCAGCTTCTTGTTGAGCCAACTGAGGACTTGTTAAAATTGTTGCCCTTCTGCCCCTTGCTCTCTTAGATAATGATGCCCATCCTTGTGTGTCATCAACCTCTCTTATTCGTTCAGCTGTCTCATCTGGAAGTGGTATATCATCAGTCATCATTTTCTGCATGTGCTGTCCCAAAAAAGCTCCACCAATTCCACCCATGACTGCCATTGCTGGAATTGATGTTCCGGCAACTACAAGAGAAGGCATAGCTGCTGCCCCTATTGCTGCCCCTGCTATTGCTCCAACTACAGGCATTACTTATCCTCTCTATTCAATTTAATTCTTCGACCCTTCATTTTATTTTCATCAAACCATGTTATTTCTTTGACATTCTTGGGAATCAATGGCTTTAAACTCAATAGTTCTTTTACATGATTTTCCAATTTTCCAAAAGGTAAACAAACCATAAATCCATTATAAAATTTATTATAATTTTGAAATACAACAAACCCTTTTATAAATCCATCTTCAAACAAAAGATAAGTGTAATCATTATATTTCTTAAAAACATTTTCAACAAGCCTTCTTGGAATGTTACTAAATTCAGGATAATGTTGAATGGCAAAATCTGAGGCTTCCAACAATTCACCATTTAATTTTTTCCATTCTTTCATTAAATACTCATCCCATAATTTAAAACATCATAATTCCTTTTTCGTCTGCCTCTCACACTTCTAATAAGATTTTCAGTTAATGAAGAATTACCAAACTTTACATCAGGCGAATCTATCATCCCCTGTCTGTAAGCTGTTCCTAAAATCCTAAAAGCATCAGCCCCATTTGAAAACTCATCATGTCTTGGATTAACTGAATATGCTCTGGTTTTCTCATTGTATTCCTTGCGATAATTTTCTAAACAGTTAATGCCTCTTTCACACTTCTTTTCAGCAAACCAGCACTGACGCAGTATCGACCTAACCAGTTCTATTCCTTCTTGTTTTGAAGGTGGTTTAGGCATTATCTCAAAAGTAAATCCCTTTCCTTTTGCAATATCCCAAGTAGAGCCTCCAGTTGATAAGTGTCTTGCAATTACATCATGTGGTGCAAAGTGTTGTGCATACAAATAAGGTTTTTCCCGAACCTTCTTTATATAATGAGTTATGGATTCACCAACATTCTCATAATAGTCTATCAAATGAATTTCTTTACCTACAAACTGAGCAAACCAAATTGCAGTAGCATCTGACACCCCTAAATCCCAAAAGGTGAACACTGGAACTGCTTCATCATAAGGAACTACTCCAATTCGTCCATCAGTCAAAGCTTCTGACATATATCTGGAATAATATGAACCCTCAACACCTAAATCAAAGCTGCAATAATATTCCTGTTGAATCATGTCCTCAGACATTCCCTCTTGCCTGTCCTTATCAATATCTTCTTCCGTGAGAACACCTGTATCCAAAATACTTAGCCGTTGGCAGAACCAGTCATCATTGTTCTGAGCCATCTTGAACAGGTCATAAGCATGATTCTTCCCTCTTGGGGTGAAGTTGAATACTGCCCATCCACCATTCTCCCTTAGAATTGGTCTGACATACTCCCATCCCCTTGGATTCTGTTTGGAAAACTCCGAGAACACCACACCGATTGGGTTAGTTCCAACGACCTCCAAGCGGTCAGTCCCAACCACCTGAAAGATAGAACCATTCTTCATTCGGATTCTCATTTCCTGATTATTGGGGTTTCCCCTCATAGCTTCTTTGGGGAAATGGCCTAACATTGGAAATCCATCCCTGTCTAACCCATCCCAAAGAGCCTTTCGTCCAAGAGTCATAGTTGGAAAGTAGTATAGATACAATCCAACCCTCTCAAACATCTTCTTGACCATAAAATTTATATCATTCTTATCTTTTCCAGAACGCCTGTGCCATACCTGAATACCTCTCTTTAATCCAGAATCCATTGCTCTCCAGAAGGGGACTTGATAATCTCTTGGTTTAAATTTATAGGGAACTTCGATATTCATTAGTATCCACTTATTTCAACAATACAATCAGAATCAAATGTAGTATGTCCATGAAAAGCTATTCTATTACAACCACAGGCATCAAACACTAAAACTCCCATATAATCTTCATCAGTTACTTTCCATTTAGGTGTTTTTGGCCAACCATCATCTTTACTGACTGTTCCTGTATCAGCATATTTATATCCATCACTTGAAGTTTGGTTTCCTGCTTTTAGAGTAATAGAACAAACTAATCTTAAATTATCATCACCTTTCTTACATGCCCAAACATCTACAACAGCATCATCATTATTATTAGATAATTTAAATCTACATTCAGCCCCATTTATGTGGTTTGGAATCTCTATCCCAACTCCATTATCAAGAGCAACCAGTGTTCCATAAAATCTCTCCCCATAAAGAAGGGATGCATCTGCATCTGCTGCTGTTGCATCAATAGTTCCAACGTTATAAACTTCAAGATGTTCAGTTGACAAACTTCTATTCTTTACTTCTGCCATTTCACAACCCTGTTAATCCGATTCGTTTATAACATCAACTCTTTCATTACTTTCCTGCATTTCCTTTTCAGCAAAAGACTGCAAGATAATGTTTAGATTCTGTTTGGCCTCTGTGTTTAGTTCCATAGCTTTCAGGTCAGGAACTATTTTTTTCAATAAAGCAATAGCCATTGTCCTATCATCCCAAGCTTCCTCAATATAATGTTGAAGAAAGGAAATCCCTTTAGAACCCTCTACCAGAGTAAGAGCTTCGTGAAGTTTCTTCTGAGCCGTCCTCTGGTCTTTAGAGACTCCGCCCGGATTCAGTGAACCATGCCCGGGAAGCAGAGTCCCATCAGATCTCCTTGGGAGATTAGGATTAACATATTCTTTTCTGGTTTCAGGTATTCTATCTTCTGTCATTTTTACAGACATTCCAAAGACTTGTTTTATATCCTTCTCTGTATCCAGCTTTCCAACATTCTGAAGCTGTTTTCCAATAAGTTTTATAATATTTCATTAAATATTTTTTTCGTGCATCAAATCTTCCAGATTCAAAACCTCTTTTATATTCCCATAAACAAGTGCTTTGTTTATAAGTTATGTGATTCTCAACAAAAGATGTCTTGATTGTTTCTTCTGTAGATTTAGAGACTGTCTCACAGGAAGTTAATCCAAGCAAGCAAATAAAACAAAATATAATAAACTTTTTCATTCCTTAATAATATCTTTTATTGCAGTAACAATTTGAGGAACTATATTTTCAAAATCCTTGTGGCTAAATATAAACATTATGTCATCATTACCATTATCATGGTCTGTTGACTGATAACGCAAACCATTTACATCCAAAATACCTTCAATAACTTCATGTAAAAAGGTCTGTAAAATCAAACCCGGAGTATCTGTTCCAATTTCTATACATTCATAGTTGATTGAGCCACCATTGTGTTTTGGGTTCAATTTAACAGGAAAATCCATTCCATAGATATGAACAGATTTTGGCAACTCTATGCCTTTTGAAGCCCGCCCACTCTTCTTATCTTTCTTTTTATTAGGCATTTAATACATCCCACAAAACTATCTTCTAACAGGAAGTTCGCTTAACTGATACTCTTTAAACATAAAATTAAAGAAAACATGCTTTATGAATAGTTTTTCCTTGATTATTCATATAATAAATTACTTCACCTTTGTCCAAGGAATATGTAACATCGCCATCTACAATAAGCAGTATTCCAATTGCTTTTCCATTTTCATTCTTCTCTGTCATTACATGTGCCACGTTACACTCGATTGTTTTATCAAACCAATCATCTTTAGTAGTTTCTTTCATAATTCTTACAAACATCTTTCTGCCTGCCTTTCTATCTATCATAACTTGTTTCCAAGATAATATTTGTCTGGGTGGTTACGTATTGCCTTGTATAGCCACCCAAAGCAGTAGGCTCTGCTCCTTGCAAAGTTCTTAGTTTAAGGCGCCAAAATTACACCTTAAAGATTATTCCGCTAATTATATATACGAATGAAATCCAAATTTGTTCATTATTTTTTGCAAAAATGTTAAAATTTTTTAACTTTTTTCAGTAAATCCTTGTTTTCAGGGAAATAACTAAGGTTCAGGAAAAAAGTTTTTTTACAGATTAGAGTCTCATAGTCCGATTATATTAATATAGGAGAATAACCAAATTTCCTATTATTTGGGAAATTTGAATTATTTACTTTAAAGTAATAAATTAATAAATAATTACTTTATTATACGACTGAAAATGAAATTTGTTCGGTAAAAAATGGAAAATCTTTAAAAATTTTTAAAAATTGTCAAAAATACTTTACATTTGGTAAGATAGGAAATAAAAGAATTGGATAAAAATAGTCTTGTTTTTATTAAAATCGATTTATCACTAGATTGGTTAGTAAATTGTGAGATTTCCCCTGATTTTTGGTGTACCCCCCCTATCAATAATAATTCTTTTTATTGCTCATATATACAGGATTACCTATTTTCACATACAGGTCAATGATATAAGCATACATATATCCTATATTTGGATAGATTTTATATAAATATATGGTGTTATATGTGCTTATCTATTTTCACATATATCTGGAGATATCTTGAGATTGTAGTTAGGATTCACTACTATTCAAGAATATATCCTATTCAGGAATATATCCTATTCAAGAACTTATCTTATTTAGTAGTTAGTCCTATTTATATCAGATTATATCAATGTCTGATTATTTTGACAATTTTGTTAGGAAATCACAACATTTTGTTAGTCTATCCTAACATTTCATTAGACCTAAAAATTTTTTTCTTATAAGTCTTTATGAGATAAGGACTTACAACAATTTTCATCAAAACAGGATTTTTTTCTTGACGTGATAGACTGTTTGTGATAGAATGATATCATCGAAGGTTCTTTGTAAAACCTAATACTACTGGATATCTCGGTTATGATTATAAGTCCACACATATTCGGGATGAATCGGCTTATCAAATCAAACGTCATATCTGGTTTTATTAATTATACCTAATATGGGATAACACAATTTGGTGTTATATTTGGGATATCATTTAGGGCGGGATATATTAGGTATATATTTAAGATTTATGGTTCTTTGACATTTTAATACTGGATAAGATAGAAACGAGAAAAAATATGAATGACAATGACAAACATCAAAAGTTCAGAAAACTTGCTCCAAAACGTGTTGATTCAATGATTAAAAAAAATAGGTTACTATGTAATCTATTCAACAGTAACTATTTTTCGACCGAGTCTGAAAAAGAACAGATTTTAGCTGTTGCTGATAAAGAGAATGAAATACTACATAAAGCGGTCGAATCTGGGAAAGAAACATCTACAGGTTTTCAATTTGAAGATTAATAACCCTATTTTATATTTTCTATTCTTATAGACTGTTTTAGCGGGGTTTCAGTCTATAATACAAACCATCTTATTCAGTAAAATAATCCCGCTATTTTTTTTCGCAATTATATTCTTATAGAAAATAAAAGGAAATAAAAAATAATGGACGGTGAAAATAGTTTAAATGATATTGAAAACAGGAGAGCATCTTTTTTCAAAAAAGTAAAAGATGTTGATAAAGCTGTTTTTGAATTTTATGAGTCTTTTGGACTCGAATTTGAGGGATTTAATTTAAAATACTATGGTTTTATTAATGAAGCACACACGTTCGTTGTTAGATACGGATATAAAGGTAAAAAGTTTACTTATATTTATGCTCCAGATTTACAAACAGCTAAAAAACATTTACCTTTAATCGTTCAAGATACTATTTATGAGATTAGGAAAGTTAGTTGATGGAAACTTATATTCCTATAATTATTGTTTTTATTTTAGTAGTATATAACATAAGGAAATAAAAAGCAATGCGACAATATCCAAAATATTTAGTTGGACTTGTTTTTTTATTGCCTATAACAGACAATAAACAAATAATTGATTGTGAAAAAATATCAGATAAAATGTTTTTAATAAAAGAAGTTTGTGAATGTGGATTAGCTTCACACTTTCGCAGAGAATTTCTTGTTAAATGTCAATTATATCACGACAGTCCTAATCCACAAAAAATACAAGATAAACTTATGAAATGTATGGAATTATAAAATGAACATCATAAAAAAACTATTAATTCAGATTTTAAAAAACCAGATTTGTATAATGAAAACGTTGGATGAAGTAAGGATATATGTGCAACATAAAACAGGAAATATAAGTAAAGAAAATACTCGAAATAGTTTTGGATTAGAACACGAAACTGAAATTTTGATAGAAAATAATGAATAATTAATAAACATCAGTTCTTTTAAAATTTAATATATTGGCAGATTGAAATAAAATATTATGTTTAACAACAATTAAATACTGCTAATATATTTTTTATTGACCCCATCTTCTAACAGGAATAGGATGTTGCACTCTCAATGCAATAATGTCGGTTCGAATCCGGCTGGGGTTGTTTTTTTATTTTTGAAAACAATTTAAATGAATAAATGTATTTAAAACAGAAAATATTATTAATCAGGAAAGCAAAAAAATTAAATGGAAAAAATTAGCCATGCAGCATTATTAATTAAAGGAATGCACCATGCAATATGTTTTGAAAAAATGGCAAGGCAGGACAAAACTATTGTGCAGGGATTTGTAACAAATGAGGGCAGATTTGTAGATAGAAAAAAAGCTTACCAGATTGCATTATTGTCTGGACAGATAGAACCTATTAATGGTGGCCCAAAGATTCTTTTATCAGAAGATTTGTGGCGGGATAATTATTATTTATATGATAAGAAAAATGGATATTATAAAATAAAATTAGAGGATTAAATAAGTATGTTTCATCCAAAAGATAAAAAAGTTTATGATGCTATATATAGCCACTTGTCTGCTGAGTTTTATAGCTGTGGTGGTGCATTTAGTTGGACTAATTTTGTGGAAAGATTAAAAGAATTAAATCCATCATATTCAATTGGAAGAAAAAAGGGATTTATATCTTTCAGTAGAAAAACTAAAAATAAAGATGGAAAATTTGTAGAAAAAAGATATAGACTTACAACCGCAAGATTTTTAACAAGACAATTAAATCTTTCAAAGTTATTTAATACTCATATAACAAGCTCTGAAATAAAGAAAATATCAGACAGAATTGATAGAGATTTATTTAAAGCACCATCATTTAATATAATAAATGGTTCAGAAATAAGCTGTATGTATGAAGATGCTTTCGGAAATGAATCTTGTATGACTAATCACCATTATGAATATACATTATTATATGAAATGAATCCTGACAAAGTAGAAATGATTTGTGCAGAAAATGGGACTAATCAAGCAAGATGTATTTTATGGACACTGGATTGTGGCCATAAATATGCTGATAGAATATATGATAATGCATCTTCTATCAACAGAGATTTAAGAGATTTTATAGAAAAGAAAGGATTTTATTCTTTTAATAAAAGAAACTCATTAGATAGAATGTTTGTTTCAAATTTAACTTTTGAGCAAGGTTGTGTTCCATATATGGATACATTTATATATGGAAAAGTTGATATAAAGAAAAATTTATTAAATCTGTCCAGTGATTGCATATCAGGATATGATATTACTTTAGATAGAACAAATGGAGTAATAGATATTCCTGATTATGAGCAATGTAATTACTGTGGGGAAATTTATGATACAAGATATTTGAGACATATAGATGGAAGATTTTATTGTGATAGATGCACTTCAGAATTATTTACTGCATGTGATTATTGTGGAAACTGGGTAAAAAAGGATGATGCAGTTGAAGTTTATGTAGTTGAAAGATTACATCATCCTATTACTGGTGTCAAAACAATAGTTGGAACAATGAAAGTATGTAATACCTGTGTTGATAGATATTGTAAAAAATGTTCAATTTGTGGAAAACTTGGATTATTTCAGGGAAGAAGAAAATTTATTGTCGTTAGTTATAATGATGATGATAAACCAACCAAATGTCATGAATGTGTTCAAAAAGAAGAAGAAGAAAAAAAGGAAAAAGAGAAAATAAAAGAGGAATCAACAGATGAAAAAGAAAAAAGTGAAAATTATCAAGTAAAATCTACAAGATTTGTTGCTCGTGATTGTGAACCAACCGAGGTAGAATTTCAAAATATTATACTTAATAATTATATAGGTCTTGACAATAATGAATAATAGAAAAAAATATAGAAAACTTTATAATTGGTTTGAGGCTAAATATCTTATCTTTAATGATTTTAAGGAAGATGTTTATGAATACAATAATCTGTGGCATAGACGAATCTTTATTGACAGAGATTCAAAGATTTTATTATTGGCACATTTAGATACTGTGCATGCCCCGCAATTTTATTCTATTTATGACAATACTTTATATGCTTCAGGAATAGACGATAGAATAGGTTGTTGGATGTCATATAATTTATCTATGGAGTTACAAACTGATTTATTGCTAACAGATTTAGAGGAAAGTGGTCGTTCAACAGGACAGCATCATATCCTGAAGAATTATAACTGGATAGTTGAATTTGATAGACGTGGAAGTGATTTTGTGCTCTATCAATGTGGAAGTAAAGAATGGGAAAATGCATTAAAAGAATTTTATCCAGACAGGGGCTGGGGAAGTTTTTCAGATATTTCCTTTCTGGAAACTGAATCTTGTTGTGCTAATATTGGCACAGGTGTTCGGTTTGAGCATAGTGTTAATAGTGAAGCAGATTTATCCATTACTTATGGCCAAATACATAAGTTTAGAAAATTCTTTAAAAAATATAAAGATGATAAGTTTATAAGGGATGAACAATATTCATATTATGGTAATTATCATTATGATGATTATTATGATAGAAACTGGTTAAATAATCGAACAAATAAAAATAAGACTGGCTATTTATTAAAAGGTGATACTGTTAATAATTCTACCAATCCAACATATCAAACTTGTGTGTTCTGCAAACAACCTATAACAAAACATCCAAGACTAATATTAGTTGGACACGAACAATGGTATATCTGCCCTGATTGTTATTTAATATTGGAAAGAGACATTGACCAGTCAGATGGATATATTATTGACTTAGGTGAAGAAGATGTTCCCTGTAAGGAAGATACTTATTGCAAGGAAAAACATTATTATGAGTGTTACAACTGTGGACACCGAAGTAACATATATGTCTTATTTTGTCCTGATTGTAGAGAATTATTCTTTGATGTGAATGATAAACCAAAAGAGCTTGAATTAAATGAGGAAACTATGGTCTATGAATAAGACAAGAATATTAATAACAAAGAAGTGTAAAAGGAATTGCTCATACTGTGCCAATAATTTTTATAATACTTTGGACACTATAGATTTTGAAGGTCTTAAAAAGTATGATGAAATTATTTTAACAGGTGGTGAGCCAATGGATTTCCCAATACAAACCTACTATTTAATAAAATCAATCAGGGAAAGATACCTAAATAAAAAGATATATTTATATATTTCAAGATATGATGTAATGTTGGAAGATATTTTAAATTTCATAGATGGAATTACTTATACCATTCATAAAGATGTTAGTTGTGAAGATATACATCAATATATAGATTTCACTTATTTATTGAATGATTATAAAAAACATAATCCAACTCTATATAAAAATAAATCATTTAAATTGGTCTGGATTAGTTCATTAGATTTTGGTGATTATCCCATAGTAACATTAAATGATGTGTGGATTTGGAATAAAGTTACATATATTCAACATATCGGAGAAGATACTTGTAAAAACCCTAAAGATTTAGGTGAAGATTTGTTTTTATGGTTTAGACATTTTACTTTGGAGGACGATATATGGTTTACTGAAAATTTGATCAAGTAAGTTGTTAGTGTGGACTGTAGCTTAAATATGGATAAAGCACAAGATTGTGGTTCTTGGGATATGGGTTCGAGCCCCATCAGTTCTCTTATGAAAACATTAGAAGTAGAATTTAATATAGATTGTCCTTTTTATTTTTATGAAGAATATCAATTCTCAGAATATACAGTTGATTGGGTCAGTAAATGCACAATATTAGATGATTATTGTTGTGGATTGGGCTATGATGAATGTCCCTTGAAAGATAACATTATAATTGTAAAAAGAAAAAAATAATTATGGAGTAAATTCTCTTATGGAAAACATCAGAAAGGAAAATGAGTTATTAAAAGAGTATTTAAAGAAACATTTTATTGCAACTTGTCCAGATATGTTATGTGTTCACGATTGTGATGATGGAAAGTGTGATAAATGTGCTGAATCATTTATAGAAAATATTATTAATCAGGAGTGAATTTAAAGTATGAAAAAGCATTGTTATCTAAATTGTTGGTTTTGTGAACATTACTACCTACAAGAGATACAAAAAAATGGAATTAATAGACACGGGCATTATGAATATGTTTGTATGAATCCAAACATTAGACAGTTTGGTTCAATTCGCAGAAAACCAACCAAACACGCTGGAACAGCACGAAATCTTCCTGTTTGTAAACATTTTATGTCATCTAATAAGGCACTAAAAAGATTTCACAAAAACTTAAAAAAGAATATTATTAATCAGGAGTAATCATGAGTGAAATTATAGCAGATTGGGTTAAATGTTGTAATTGTAATTTTAAAGGTTATGTTCAATTAATGCAGGATAAATGTCCAATATGTAAAATAAAAGGAACGCTTGCTTGGGTGGATGATAATAAACAGGAAGTTTTAGTAAATAAAAGTAAAATAACTTATGATTGAAAAATCAAATAATCGGAGAAATGTTATGACAGTCAAAGAATTGATAAATCATTTAAGAACATTTGATGAAGAACATAATGTGATAGTTCATATAGATGATGAAGATGGAAACAAAGAGAAACATATAATTTCAACATACTTTGAAGATTTTATGTGTAAGTTATTAGTTTCAGAATAAATTCTATCAACAATGTTAAATATACCATATACCTCCTGTATAGGATACGAAGGAAACACTACTTTTGTTCGGTAAAAAATTGGATATTTTAAAATTTTTTTAAGAATTATTTATGAAACGAACACAAACAAACAATAATCTTTTGTCCAGAATATAATGTTAAAATTTTTTAAATTTTTTTAGTTTTTAGCGAACAAATGTGAGTTTTGTTCGTATAGATAGTAAAGGAAAGAAATGAAAATAATCAAAGATATTCCAGATGTTTATTGTCGCTTAATTGAAGATGGGTTATATAAACCTAATCCTGATTATTTGACTGTAACACAACTCATAAATCCACCACTAATAAAACACTTGCAGATAAAACATTGGGACACAATAGAGCAAAATGCAAGTGATTTTTTGTGGATGGTTTTAGGAAGTGCTGTTCATTCAGCATTTGAAAAATCAGGTATAATGAGGGATATGAATAAAATTCTTGAATCACATAAAAATCCTTTTGGGTGTGATGTGGATAGTATTGATTATGATGATATAAAAACATTATATGATTCTCATTATGCTGAAAAATCTATTGAGTCCACAATTAATGGAGTTAGAATAAGGGGAAAAATAGACTTCAGAGAAGTTGGTATAATTAGAGACTTTAAAATTACTTCTGTTTGGTCTTTTATGTATGGGCTGAAAAAAGAATGGATACAACAATTAAATATATATGATTATATGTGTCAGGATAATGGGCTTCCAATAAATGAAATATATGTTGATGCTATATTAAGAGACTGGACAAAAACTAAAACATATAGGGATAAAAATTATCCAAAGATGCCATTCATTTCACTGCCTGTTAAACAGTGGAAAACTAAAGAGCAATATAATTTTATCTCGCAGAGAATACAAAAATATAAGGAAGAACCTTGCGAATGTAGTGCTGAAGAAAAGTGGGAAAAACCAACTACTTATGCGGTTAAAAAAGGAAATAATAAAAGAGCTGTTAGAGTTTTTGAAGATGTAAATGACGCTCATAATTATATGAATGAGCATAAAGATAAAATGTATAAAATAGAAGTGCGAAAAGGTGAGAAAACAAGATGCTTACATTATTGTCCAGTAAGAAGTGTTTGCCCTTTTGCACCAAAAAATAAGGGAGAATTATTTTAATGGTTACAAAATTATTAGAAGATTCCTTAATTTATTGTAAATCTGCAAGGCGAGCCAATCAAATATCTCTTTGCAAGATTCAAATCAGAGATGATATACAACCAAGAATAGAACAGGTAATAGAAGAAATGAAAAACATTCTTAAACATAATAAAAATCTTGTGAAAAAATTAAACAAAGCAATAACTTTACTTCATCGTCTTGAGTGGAGCAAAAGATTTAGTCTTTCAACTGGACGAAACGTTTGTCCTGTTTGCAACTTTAGCAGAGAGTCTGGACATGATAATAATTGTGGATTAGAAGAAATAATTAAAGTGTTGAGTCCAAATGAGAATTCCGAATAAATATTTTAAAGGATAATGAAATGACAACAAAACAAACTAAAAAAACTACACGAAAGAATACTGGCAAGTCAAACATGAATATATGGGACAAGTTAAGATATATTCAGCAGAATCTTGAAGCACCAAAGAATCAATACAATAAGTTTGGTGATTATTACTATCGCTCTTGTGAAGATATTCTTGAAGGTGTAAAACCATTGTTGGATGAAACTGTAAGTTGTTTAACTATTACAGATGATATAGTTGAAGTTGGTGGCAGAATATATGTTAAAGCAACAGTCAGTTTATTTGAGCCAAAACAGGATGGTAATTCGATTAAAGTTAGTGCTTATGCAAGAGAGCAAGAAACTAAACCTAAGATGGATACTTCACAAGTAACTGGTTCAGCTTCATCTTATGCAAGGAAATATGCTCTTAATGGTTTGTTTGCAATTAATGATGTAAATGACCCTGATGATATGGACAACAGAAATAATAAGAATAACAAACCAAAAACTGCCACGAAACCACAACAGAAAAATGATGTAGAAGTTGGTGTTGAACAGAAAAAAGTGTTGAATTATATCATTGAATCTCTTGCAACGAAAGTTGAAGATAATCATATTATAAATGTCAAGAAACTTACTGAAGCTATATTGGAGAAGTATGGAAAATATCCATCAGAGAACAAATATGGTGATGTAGTCATTAAATACATTATTGATGATTTGGGTATTGATAAAGTTTCAGTAGAAAATGATTTTCTCAAGGATATAGATGAATGAAAACTTTAAAAGTATCAGCTACAATTACAGATTTAGGTATTGAATATCCTAAACCAGATGCAAGGATATTGGATAAGTTTCTGTCTCTACCTAATCATATTGGGCAGGAAATAAATGTAATAATCCAACCAAGGGATAAGTGTAAAACTCCCAATCAGTTGGGATATTATTGGGGGCATTTAATTCCTGAGATATGCAAGACAATAGGTGAAAATAATGAAGAATATATTCACTATTGTTTGAAGCAGAAATTCCTGACCAAGTTTCAACCAGATGCAAGGATAGGGAAATATTATGTTAGGGATTTAAGTAGATTGAACAGAGCTGAAACTTCAGAATTTATAAATAAAGTGTATCATTATGGAATTGAATTGGGTGCAGATGTTCATCCTGCTGATAATTGGTGGAAAGGTTACTAATGTTAAATGTAGAGATAAAAGTAAATGGTCAATTAATTGGATTTTTGAATATTCACAATGAACATAAAGTTTATTGGGATGCAACTGACCCGGACTTATATTCATATTCAGTTAAGGGATTTATAGATAATGGTGTTATTTCATCTTGTGCTGTTCAACATCATAGAAAGGATGGAGCACTAACATTAATCAAAAAAACTATTGAAAAATTGGAGAAACAAAAATGAATTTTAATCAAGTGGTATTAGCAGGAAACTTAGTAAGAGACCCCGAATTAAGCTACACACAAAATCAAAAACCAGTAGCTAATTTTGATATTGCAGTTAATTTTAAAAGTGGCGAATATGAAAATACTTCCTTTTTTAGTTGCTCTGCTTTTGGAAAAACTGGTGAAAATATTGTGAAATACTTTAGTAAGGGAAGTAATATCTTTGTTGTAGGAAGATTACAGCAAGATAGATGGCAAAATGAACAGGGACAAAACAGGTCAAGAATTAAAATTAATGTTAATTCTTTTCAATTTACTGGAAATTTAGGGAAGAATAGTAACTCTAAGAATAATTCTGATGATGAAGATGTTTTTAAATAAGGATTAATTGTGAATTGTAAAAATACAATTATACGAAAAACAGATAAAGGTGTTTATACTCAAACAATTTATTTTGATGGTAGCTTCCAGACTAAGATATTAACAGAAAAAGAATTAAATGAAATTAGACAACAGTGTTTTTTCCAAACAGAAATGAATGATTTGTTTAGGATATTTTTAAATAAGGATTAATTATGGATTTAATGTTGGACATAGAGACTTTGGGAACAGGAACAAAAGCACTTATAACTCAAATAGGTGCTTGCTATTTTGACCGAGACACTGGTGAAATAACTTGGACATTTTGTGAAAATATACAGATACAAGATAGCTTGGATAATGGGTTTGAGGTCAGGGGAGATACAATAAAGTGGTGGTTTGAGCAGGATAAAGATGTGATTAATAAAATGATAAGTAATGCTCAGCCTGTTACTAAAGTCTTGGGACATTTCCAGACATTTTGTAAGGTTAATCAATTTGATGCTGCTTGGGCACACGCTACATTTGATTTTCCTATACTAACTAATGCTTATCATCTAATGAAACTGAAACAACCAATACCTTACAGAAAAATGAGGGATATAAGAACTCTTGTGGATTTGTCAAATGTAGTATATGATAAATCAAAAAATGAGAAAACCCATAATGCTCTTGATGACTGCATATATCAAGTAAAATATTGTGTTGAATGTTTTAGGAAGATAAATGAGCGATGAAATTATTTCAGTTAGAGACATTTCGGGTAAAGCTCTTTCAGATATTAATGATAGAAAAGATGGGTTGCCAACTGGATTGTATCAGTTAGATGATAAGATTAGAGGATTGAAACCAGCGGAGTATGTTATTATTGCTGCAAGGCCATCAATGGGTAAGACCAGTTTAGCTGTAGATATTGCTCTTGAATCCGGGAAGGAAAATAGAGTAGTATTTTTTAGCATTGAAATGAGTCCAACTATGGTTGTTCAAAGAATGTTGGCAAACTTAGCAGAGGTAAATCTGTATAAGTTTTATCACGGACAATTATTGGATTCTGCTTTTGGCAAACTGGAGATGGCTAAGAAGGAACTGGAGAGGAGAGATATTTGGTTTGACAACTCATCTTATATTACACCAAACTCGATTGCTAATAAAATATCAAGAGTTGATGATATTGATATGGTAATCATTGATTATATACAACTGATGGGTGGAACAGGTGGTAATAATGTTGGCAGAGTAGAAGAAATGTCAGATATATCTCGTAGATTAAAGGCACTGGCCTTAAATTTAAATAAACCTGTTGTGGTGCTTTCTCAACTAAATAGGTCGCCGGATATAAGAGACAACCACAGACCATTTTTATCTGACCTGAGAGATTCTGGTTCATTAGAACAAGATGCAGATATTATATTATTTCTATATAGAGAAGATTACTACAAGCCAAATCTTGATGATGGAAATGCAGAAATAATAGTGGCCAAGAATAGGAATGGGCCAACAGGAAAAGTCAACTGTTTTTTCAATAAAGGATTAGCAAGGTTTGAAGATTACAAAAAAGAAAGTGAGGTATTCAAGTAATGGATATGGGAATATTAGTGTTTTTGGGAATTATAATGTTATTAATAAGTTTGTTTTTTCTATTTGAATAAACATAAGAAAGGAATATTATGGAAAATAATATTAGTGTTAGTGATTTAGCAAAATGTGTTGATAATAAGACACATAAATTTAAGTTAATTGAATATAGAACAGTTGGGAGATATTATGGTGGGCCAGTTGATTATGAAATGACATTAAAATGTAAAATTTGTGGTTATACTAAACAAAAAACAGCAAACTGGTTGGAACGAAGAGCAATCCGAAGGTTAAATGATTGTTGAAATTATGACTAAGAAATGGATAAGAATTGGTGATTTAGATATCAACTGTCCTGTGTGTCAGAAGCCGGACTGGTGTATGGTTTCTTCAGATGGAAAATATGCCAAGTGTTCAAGAATTCCTGAATATAGCCAGAAAGGAACAGTTCACGAAATTTCAAAAATTAAGGTGAAAGTTAATGGCAGTAAAGCTGGATATTATACACCTATAAATTGGGACTCATTAAATACTTCCTATATGAGAAACTGTGAGAGTTGGCGAGTTCAACAATTCGGAGCATTAAAAGGTCTGAAGCCTAAATCATTGTTAAGATTAGGGATTGGTTTTGATGGAGAATATTATACCTTCCCTGTTCGCAATGAAAATTTTGATATAGTTGGTATTCAGAGACAGAATCAGGAGAGGAAGTTGATGGTTAAGGGTTCTAAGATAGGTGTGTTTCTTCCAACAAATCACAAGCTGTATAGAGAGCCATTGGTAATCACCGAAGGAACATCTGATACTGCTGCTGCTCTTGATTTAGGTTTGAACGCTGTGGGACGGCTAAATAATTCATCAGGAAATAAAATTATAATGAACCTGTGTGATGTTTCAATAGTTATAATAATGTCAGACAATGATGAGAATAGAGCGGGACAGAATGGGGCATACACCTTGGGCAATGCTTTGAAAGGAATAGGAAAGAGAGTTAAGGTTATTATTCCACCATATAAGGATTTAAGAAAGTGGTCTAATAAGGAATCATTAAATAAGGAAATGTTATTAAGTTATTTTGAAAAGGTAATGTTGTTATGAACATGGAAAATATAGGAATAATGATTATTGGTCTCTGGTTTGGTATTTTAATTGGAGTGTTAGTAGAACGTATTATTGCTGAATATTATAATAAAAAGAAAAGGTAATGGTGTTATAATGGAAATGGATGTAACTGATTGGCTTATTGAAGGATGTATAAAAAATTGTAAAAATGGGAAACATTGGTTTATAATTTATTATATGGACGAGCAGGTAAAGATTTGTCCTGTGTGTGGAAAGAAGAAACACTCTGATGGAAGTATTTTAGACCTTGAATATAATGCTTATCTTGCACTAACCCCTGATGTTACGAAAGGTGGAGTTTAAAAATTATGGGTTGTAGTGGATATGCTTGTGGAATTTTTTTGTCAGCATGTATATTAATATGTTTTTTAGGAGTATTTTATGCCATAAAATCTTGTGCAGAACTTTCACACAAAATTAATAAATCATCTAATGAACAATTAAGGAAAAAGGAGTAACCAATGTCTGATAAATCTTGGAAAGTAAATGAAAGAGATACAGCTAAATTATTTAGTGCAAGGAGAACACCATTATCAGGTGGAAGCTCTTATCATACAAGGGGTGATATAATACACGATAGATTATATATTGAGTGTAAATACAGGAAAACTATACCTAAATGGTTGCAGGTCTTGATGGAAGAAGTCAGGATTAAGTCAGCCAAAGAAGGAAAGATTGGTGTGGGTGAATTAAAATATAAAGGACAGCGTGGAAGGTTCTTTATTATAGATGAACAAGATTTAATTAATTTAGCAAAGGAATTGAAAAATGACAAAAACAGCAGAAGAATTTGAATTAATGTATGTTGGTTCTGGGGATGAGTTGAATTTTTTAGAAAACTCTAAAAAAGATATTGAAGCAAAAATAGAATCAATTAAGAAGAAAAGGGACGAAAAGAAGAAGGCCGAGAAGAAACCAGAGAAAACTTATAGTATAGGAGACAGGATTGAGATATTTGATTGTCACAGATGGGATACTTATATTTTATCCCAAGTGGCAAGTGATAAATATGGTTTAATATCTATTGAGAATGGTAACAGATGGACTGAACCTGTAAAAAAGAAAAAGGGACACGAACTTACCAAATCATTTGTTGATAAGTTAGTTAATAGTGGTACAGGAAACGATGTATGGAGAGAGAAGAAATGAAAGAAAAACTTAAAAAAATATTTACTACTTCTGTTACATTTGTTTGTGCCATTGTTCTTACTGTTATGATTGGATGTTCCTCATTTCAGGATGCAGTTACACCTTGTTATATTCCTAATGAAATTATAGAAACTACGGATGTCAACATTCCTATACTGAAATGGATGCCATATACTTCTTTGTTTGATGCCAAGTATGTGAGGACAAAAATGGAATTTCAATATTTACTGCATAAGAATTTATTGAACAAAAGTATGGAAGTATCAGAAGCTTTTCAGCAGAGATTATTTTCACCAGAAGGCCCGATAGGTTTGTTAATACCTGCATTGGGTGGATTTGGATTAGGCAGTTTGTTAATTAGCAAACCTAAAGATAAGAAGGAAATTGAAAAATTAAAGAATGGGAGTTAAATGTGATTCCAAATAAGATTATATGTGGTGATTTTTTAGAAGTAATGAAAGATTGGCCTGAGAACAGCATAGATATGATTTTTGTTGACCCACCTTATGGAAAAGAAGGTATATCTAACTACATTAATATATCTAAAATGGCAAAAAGAGTTTTAAAGGAAGGTCATTTTGCTGTTTTCTATGCCTCGGATTATTGGTTTAAAGAAACATTTATTCCTGTGTGTGAAAACTTAAATTTCTTTTACTTGTTTCATATTTTGAACAGGCGTGGACATAATAGTGTGTTTCCAAGAAAGATTTTTCAGGCGGCAAAAACTATAATGGTTTTTACTAAAGGTAAATCTCAACCATTAAATTGGGTTTGTAATTTGTTGTCAACAGAAAAATCTAAATCTCACAGAACTGATAATTGGGAACAGTCTGTTGACGATGCAATGTTTTTTATTGATGCATTTACTAAAGAAGGTGATTTAGTAGTTGACCCAAATGTTGGGTCTGGAACAACTTGTGTAGCTGCTAAACAATTAGGCAGAAATTATATAGGTATAGATATTTCTGAAAAATATTGTGGTGTTGCTGAAAATAGATTAGCACAAAATTATTTAATATGATTGGAGTTAAATTATGAAACACGAAACATTTGATGAATTTTTAATCAATGAAATTTTATCAAGGATTCAAGAAACTTTAAGCAGTAAATCCGCTGATTACTCTGATGGTGGAGATAAGTTATATAATTTTAAATTACAAGCAAGAATGGATGGAATTACTCCATTTGAAGCATTAGAGGGTAATTGGCGAAAACATAGGGCTTCATTGAGACAAGGTTTGGATGAATTACATTCTGGCAAACCAATGAGGTCTATGGATTGGTGGATGGAAAAATCCATTGATAACATAAACTATAATATTTTATTGTTAGCATTATTGAAGGAGTATCAGGATGCCTCATAAAAAACATATATTGATTTATATTGCAGGAAAGTTGAATGATGATGCTTGTGGTTATATTTCTAACCTGCATAATATGATTTATTGGGATGATAAAATAAGAAAACTTGGATTCTGCACATTCTGTCCGGGATATGATTTTCTTGGTGGGTTGCTTGCAGGTGATTGGGATTATAATGAATACTTTGACAATAATCAAGTTATCCTTGAAAGATGTGATGCCATGTTTTTAGTTCCGGGATGGGAAACCAGTGAAGGAACAAAGAGAGAAATAGTTAGGGCAGAGGAAAATGAGATTCCAGTTTTTGATTGTGCAGAAGATTTATTTAAATATTTTGAAAATGAGGAATAAATAATGGCTAAGATACTAAAAAGAGATTTACTTAGAGATTATGGTCAACAAATAAAAGACCTTGGGATTAATCTAAATATATGCACCAAACAGGACTTGTTGAAAATAGTCAACTTTAGATGTGAACACAAGCACTCTGCTTTTACTCACCCTTCCTGTTATAAAAATGCACCAGATAATCAGATAGAAAAGGTTGGTGTTTTGGATATTGAAACTTCTAACCTACATGGTGATTTTGGTATAATCTTATCTTGGTGTATTAAGGTAAGTGGGAGTAAAGTTGTCTATAAGGATTACATAACTCCTTCTGATATACACAAGGGTCTAAAGGATAAGCGAATAACTGTTTCTGTAATTGAACACCTAAAGCTGTTTGACAGATTGGTTACTCAGTTTGGAACATATTTTGACTTACCATTTATTAGGACGAGAGCAGAGAAGCATGACCTTGACTTTCCCTGTGAAGGGTCTATTTATCACACTGATGTTTGGAAAATTGCTAAAAGAAAATTGAGATTACATAGCAATCGCCAAGGGTCAATAGCTGAAACAGTGTTGAATCAGGATATTAAAACAAGGATTCATCCTGACAAGTGGTTGGAAATACAGTTTGGAACACCACAAGAAAGAAAGTCAGCAATAGATTATATTGTTGACCATAATGAAAAAGATGTTAAACAATGTGATGAGATATATTTAAGAATAAGAAAATATGTTAAAGAAGGAAGGACGAGTATATAGTATATGACCTATAAAAAATTTCAACATATTGTTTTAAGTTTATTTCCTGATGCTGAAACTGAATATGATACTAAGAATTTTAACTTTGTGATACGACTTCGGTTAGAAGATATATTAAATATTTCTTCATATTTTTTTGATATATACAGCTCTATAGAAGAATTTGATAGAGTTTCAGATTATATATATTTACTCTTGCAAGATAGATTGGATGAAATGATAAAACATATCCAAAAAAGTAAAATGAGTTTGAAAAATAATTATGAAAAAATCAGTTTTAAAAACATATAATGAAGTCAAAGAATGGTTTGCCTTTACTTTTCCTATTATAACGTTTGACACTGAAACAACCTCTTTAGATTATCTGACCCTTGAATTGGTGGGGATAAGCTTCTGTGCCCCACCTTTCGTTTGTTATATTGACCTGTGGGAGAATGAAGAAGCTTCGCAGATTTTAGACTATTTAAGAGAATTATTTGCGAAGGAATTTGATGTCCTAATTGGTCAGAATATATCATACGATTTAAAGGTAATAGATAAGTATGGAATATTTCCAAAGGAAGATGCTGTATTCTTCGATACACAGGTTGCAGCCCATTTATTGAACGAAAATGAGCCCAAAAAGCTTTCATATCTTTCCGATAGATATTTGGATAAACCTATGAAAGAGTGGTCTGATGTGAAAGAGTTGGGTTATCATTCGCAGGAATTTTACGAATATGGGATGAATGATGCGAAGGTAGCCAATGATTTATTCAGGATGTTTTACCCATTACTGCGGATGAATAATCTATTGGATATATTCACCAAAGTAGAAATGCCTTTCCAAAGAGTCAAGGTCGAGTTGGAAACTCACGGCATACTTATTGACAGAGATAAACTGCCTGAATTGCAGGAACAGCTGTTGTCTATATTAAACCAACTACAGGTGGATATGTGTGAGAGTGCAGGAATTGAGTATTATTATCAACAAAATATGTTTGATAATGATACCTTGATAACGGATATAAATTTTGGCAGTTCACCACAACTGGTAGATTTAATTCAGAACAAGTTGGGTTTGAAGATAACTGTATTTACTGACAAAGAGAATCCGAGTGTTGGGAAAGAAAGCCTGAAGAAATTGAAAGGCCAACATCCATTTATAGACTTATTGTCAACTTATAAAAAAGCAACCAAGTTGAACAACAGTTTTGTTGCTACATTCCCTGATTTTATAGATAAGGATGATAGAATCAGATGTAACTGGCACAATACTAATGCAGTAACAGGACGGATTATTGCAACCAAACCAAACCTGTTACAGCTTCCAAGAGATAAGGCACAACTGGACATACCTTTTGATTTCAGGTCTTGTTTCATAGCACCAACAGGGAAACTCATTGTTAGTGCTGATTATGCAGGACAGGAATTGTGTTGGTTAGGTGAAGTTACAGGCGATAAGAATCTTATACGAGCCATTAAAGACAGAAAAGACTTACACCTGACAACTGCAAATACTATTTTTAAGTTAGGTATTCCTGAATGTTATCTTTATACAGACCACCCTGATTATCCTGATATAAAAAAGAAGTATAAGGATAAAAGATATATTGGGAAAAATGGTGTTAATTTCCCACTCATATATGGTAAAACTTCTTATGGAATTTCTCAGGAATTTAATATCAGCAGAGAAGAAGCCGAAGGATGGATTGGGGGGTTCTTCTCTCTTTATCCTGATGTGAAGAAGCGGATTGCCGAGTGCCATCACCAGATAGACGAAACGGCTCAGGTGGTCGATTGGTTCGGTCGGATTCGCAGGTTGGATGTCTCAGACCTGAATGGGGCTTACAGGCAGGGTTTCAACTTCCTGATTCAGTCTCCGAGTGCAAGTCAGATAAAACTGGCTGCAACCGCTGTTCACAATCTGTTTCAGGAAAACCCTGAATGGGATGCCAAATTTATTCTTGTAATATATGATGAATTAGTGTATGAAGTCAATGAGGACTTTGCTGAAGAATCTGCTAATCTGGTAGTTCAAACTATGGAAAATGTGGTTAAAACAAGAGTCCCATTTACTGTAGAATTTGGAATAGGTAAAAGTTATGGAGAATCTAAGTGAAATTACTGAAGAAAAATCTGCTGAAAAAAGCAGTTGATGATTTATTTACTATCCTTATTGCAACCTATGGATTACGAAACTTGGATAAAATCTCTAAGGATTTAAGAAAGAAAGTTATTGAAGAAAATAAAAGGAGATAGAAAGTGAAAACGCCAAAAACCAAAACTTGTTGCTGTGAAACCTGTGGAAAGTATTTTCATTATTTAGGTATAGCAAGACACAGAGCTATGCACAGAGACAGACGAGAAGATTGTGTTATTGAATATACGCACGGGGAACGTTTTTTGTATAAATATTCAGAAATTAAGGAGATAGAAAATGAACCCAAGAATTGAATATGAAATGACAGAAGAAGATTTAAAGGAATTGTTAGATGCTTGTGAGCCAGTAACTTGTATGATGATTGGGGGATATACACCATCAACTCCACAAGAAAATGCTAATCGAGCATGGGAAAAGTTAGGCAAAAAAATGGGCTTTGATTCCACAACAGTTAGACCTTTGGAAAAAGGGCAAAGGTTTTTTTCGGCAGTTCCTTCTGAAACAGAGGCACAGAAACAAGCAAGAATACAAAGAGAACAAGAAGTCAAGCGACAAGAAGAAATAAGAACATTAGAAAAAGATATAGCCACAAAACAAAGTCGGCTGTCAGAATTAAGGAGATAGAAAATGAGCATACCTGATAACTTAGTCAACCATTTCTGGGACAAGCCCAGAGAGCGACAGGAAGAAATCCTGCAACACGCCTATGATTGCTTTGTTGAGTTGCAGGCCGAGAACAAACGCCTGTGGGAAGCGTTGAGTTTCATAGAAGGATATTGTTTTGATTGGATGGAAGGTGCAGGAATGCCAGAATTTAAAATCTATGGAGAAATTATGTGTGTTGCCAAACAAGCCCTGAAAGGAGAACCAAAAAGGAAATGAAAGAGCATAAGTGGATAACTGAAGTTGAGATACCAAGCCCGATGGGCAAAATTTATTGGTTTGCAAAATGCAGAAGATGTGGACTGAGAATGCCCATCAAATATTTGGATATTTTGCCTGAAATGAATAAGTTCAGTATTTTTGATTGGGAGCCTAAAAGCAATTTTGATATGACAATGTGTATGTTAAATCAACGTAGTGGCTCAGGTTATCTTGAGTCGGAGATAATGTATTGTTATAGATAAACAAAGGAGATAAAAAATGAATAAAATAATCAATGAAATAAAAAAACACTGGCTGAGTATCTTGGGATTTTTCTTAATATTTTGTGCTTGGATAGCTTGGCTTGGACAGACAGAACCTAATAGATACTGGTGTTGGATATTATTGGGATTATCACTATTGATAGAGTGGATTCTTATTAAGAACAAGAAGTTAGTGATTAGCCACTGGATTCAAAAACAGTGGAAACCTAAACACGATCTCATTGCTCTTGGAATAATGACAGGTGTTTCTATAGCTTGGATTCATTTCAGATGGGTATTCCCTATCCATAATCATCAAATGTATCAAGCTATGATTTTGTGGGCTCTTGCAGGACATTTCTTTGCACACGGAGATTAATCTCCCATAAGGAAGTTTTCTATTCGTTCAACCCTTTTAGTGAGGTTATTCAATCCTTGGCTTATATGTTCAAGGTCATTTCCACGAATAGCAAAGGTTGATATTATATTGTATAGAAGGGTTGCCACACATATCCCTAATATAACCCACCCTCTAATCTCAGTTTTCTTTTCCTTGTTCATCTTCTTTCTCCTGTGGCTGTTCCAATTTCCTGATTTGGGCATATATATTTCTTTTTTGTTTTATGGTTTGTTGTAATTGTAACTGTAATATTTCCTGCTGTTCCGACAACTTACCAAAATCCGCCCACAATTTTTGTAATTCTCTTTCTATTTTTTTCATTTCTTTACCTTACTTACAATAGATTCTTTCAATGATAAACTTTGTTCCATTTTCTTTCTCTTGCCGCCTTTATACATTGGCGTTAGCTTTCTATCTATCAACTTGATAATCCAATCTTCGGTGGTATGTTTAGGTTGTTCCGTAATATCATCTATAGGAATTGGTTCTACTTCTAAAATTTCCTGAATATCTTCATCGGGTATATTTATTGTTATTTTCATTATGTTCCCCATTTAACTGTATTGTCATCATCTGTATCTACCCATAATTCATATTGAGCAGCACCAGCATTGGCTTGTGATGTTCCTGATTTTAGTTGCTGCATTAAAACTCCGCCGTCAGTGGCACATTTAATCTGGTTGGTTTGACTGCCAGCCCTTAGTTGTAGGTAAGGAGTGTCTCCAGAGCCACTGCTTCCAGTAAAAATTGTGGAGGCATCACTTGCCGTTGTTCCAGAAGTCAGGCGTAAGTATTGTTGATTTGTGTTTGACGTTGGAGTTCCTATGGTATGAAGCCAGATGCTTGAAGCCTTACTGCCGTCATCATCTTTGGGGTAAAGCATCAGATGGGCGTGCTGATTGGTTTGTGTGCATTGCACGGCAAGGATATTACTTACATACCCATCCATAAACTCATATAAAGCATTGCCAGTGCCTATAGTTACCGTATCAGCGTCAAGGTCTTCGACACCTGTGATGTCGTTGTCGTTCATATCCAAAGGTTGATAAAAATCAATTCCAACAAGAGTTGAACCAAAGCCAGCTACCAAAGACCCTTTTATTGATATACTAATGTCGTCATTAGCTAAACTGGCATTATATAAGCCCGAACCTGACTCCGTTGATAAGGCCAGAGATGGTGCAGCTTCCGTTCCTCTTGGGATGACGACTTTGGTGCTTGCGGTAATAGTAGTTCCGGTTATCGCCGCCGCTACGCTTCCGCCTATGGTTACATTATCCATAGTCCCGCTGTTTATGTCGGCATTAGTTATCACAGCGGTAGTAACCGTACCCAAATCTTCACAGGTCTGGCCAGAAGCCGTCCAGCCATCATTGATAACTATATTTCCCCATCCGCTTTCAAGAGTAAGAGCGTTGCCAATAATTGTGGCAGATGAGATAGTATTGTTATTAAAAGTAACATTACCTATCTGGTGGGTTTCGGTGGTGTCGTCTGCGGTCAAAGCGCCATCTAAAGACAAATCTTCTATGTTTGTGATATTATATCCACCACAATCAAGGTCGCCACCAAGAACAGGGGTTAAATCATCTGCTAATTGAGTCAGATATTCTTCATAGTCATATCTACTTCTACCACCAAACATTATTCTTTTTCCTCTGCCATTTTCAACCAAAAATCAATGGATTTGTTTTTTAAATCTGGTGAAATATTATCACCATAATACTTTTCTCTCAATTCAAAGAAATGTTGCCACATATATTCAGGTGGTATGTTGGGATTTTGTCTGCCTAAAATCATCTGTGCTAACTCTTTAAATGGAATTATATCATTTCCCTTCCTCAACCGAGCCATTTTTAAATTATAGTTAGTTAATTCCTGTCTAATTTTATCTATCTCTTGTCTATCACCATTAATAAGTGCTAAGTTCCATCTGTCAGCCCATCTTTGTTTTCGTGCATTTCTATATGACTGTTGTGCCCTTATTGCATCAATTAATTTCCATTGCACATACATTCTTCTTGGCTGGAATCCTACAGATTTCAAAATGGATTCGTGCATGTTTAATCTAAAAGGTGTTTCCCCAAAGGTATTATTGGTTGTATAATCCATCACTGGACGGCCACTTCTATCCCTCATTCCTTTGGTTCTTAATCTATCACCCGCTAAAACATTCTTTGCTATTTGTGGGGAAAAATCTTCCAAGGCTCGTTCCCAATCACCTGAATTAATATCAGACATTACTTTGGCTGTTCTTATAGGAATATCTGTAAATACTCCACCAATGGTTTGTATGGCTTCAGGCCAAGTCTGAAAATCTTCTGGTGTTGGTAATTGTGTTGGTGAAACTCTTTGAGAAAATGAGATTCCACTAATAACTGAAAATGGCCCATTCCATAATGACTCACCAACTGCACCTAATGCTTCAATTAATTCCGCTTCTATTTCTGTTCCAAATAATCTTCTCCAAATGTAAGCCAACCATTTCATTCCAAAGAATGAACTGAATCCACCAAAGAAAAATAAAGCTACAGCTGAACGAGCTAATGCCCCTGCGGCCTTACCATCTTTTTTGGCTACAGCATCTATTTGGATTTTTGCCCAAAACAGATAATGAATACCAAAACTTCTGAATACCATAATGGCCGATAATCCGCCTCTCATTAAACTTGGCCTATTGGCCTTACCATACATAAAGTGAGCATTATCAACTAACTTTCCTCCGGGAATCATTGTTCCACCAGTAGCCATGACAGGCGTATCAGCGTGTATTCCAGAACGAATAAGAGCAAGAGACATAGCTTCTCTATTTAACATTTCAGCGTGTCTAAAGACATCAAAAAATTTCACTAACTTACTAATCTTTTTATTAATAGGTCGTAGAATTAGGTTTCCAGTTGCCCCTGACAATTCCATTGTTTGTCTTGGGTCTATATAACCTGATGCTCTAAATTTATCTATCTCTTGCCACTCTGACTCTGTAATAAATTTAGGTGCTTTGCTAATTTTTCCTACAGTTGAATCCCAAGCTACTTCACCCAATGCTTGAGATATTTTCATCAAGGAATTTCCTGTATATTTAGAAAGCTCAGGCCACCCAAGAATAAAGGACTGTGTTAAGTTTAAAGAAGCCGCACTTATGTTCATATACAAATAGAACACATAAGCCAGTTTCTTCATATTTTGAAATTCACTGCTGTTTCCAATTTGATACTTAGCATATTCAACACTATATTTAAATAGTCCGGGAAGTTTATCTTTAGAGATTCCCTTTAAACCATCAGCCAAAGAGTGCATCAAATCCAGTTTGGTAATGAATCCAGTAAACCCATTAATATAATCAGCACCCGGTTTCAGTAAATTCTTGGTATATCCCGGAACATTTTTTCTTTTTTTAAATACTCTGCCAAAACCCCTGTTTTTATAAATATCTGATAAAGTTTGATTAGCTGCCTGTCGTATCTCATCTTTTGTTTGTTCATCGGCATCCATTTCTTCAAGATTCATTTGATTGAAAACCTCAGCAACCATCTGTTTAACAGCATAAATTGGAGACTCCTCAAATGCAATGGACGGCCACTCTTTAGATTTCAAGACTTTTACTTCTTGACCCTTGTGTTCTTTTCTTAATTCTTCAGCTTTTTTCTGTGCCCCAACTTGTGTCTTTGCACTATTTAATAGAACAGTCTTTCCTTTTCCATCCTTCACTTGAATTATCCAATTTCCATACCATCTGTGTGGCAGATAGTGAAGATGTTGACCACGATATTGATTAATGGTATCTTCTGCAATCCCAAGCTCTTTCATCTTTTCAATAAGCAGGTTGTCCATAAATTCAAAGGTGTTTTCCCAAGATATTGCTGCTTCAATTTGATTTTCAGCCAGACCTTTTTCTTTGAGTTTTCTTTGTCCAGAAGCACTCTCAAATTTTATAGGTATTCTTTCATAGGTCTTTACTTCTTTTTCTTCAACATTATACTCTGTTTCCAAATGTGAATCTCGATACTCATGTGCTTCTTCTTCTGTATCAAAAACCTTACTGGCTTTCTTTCCATCTTTTTTAATTACAGCAAATACAGTTTTTGTTCCTGTCTCCCTCTTTACAGACCAATCATTAACATTCTGTTCTACTTCTACCAAAACTTCATCTAATTGCTTACGGTCTTTGGCTGATAATCTGGAATATGGTGAAAACATTCTATCTAAAGTATGTGCTAAAATAGTTCGTGAAACCATTCTTTCTCTTGCAGCATAGTAAAGAGGACGAAATCCATCCCATTCCATAGCTATATAATTAGGCATCCAGAGATATTTTTTAATGTCAGCAAAGTCTTTTGGATTGAAAGGTGTGTCAGCATCCTTGCTAACTATATTCATTTTCTTTAGCAAACCATCAATGAATTTAGTCAACCAAGGAGATTCCCAAGCTTCTTGTTCTTCTTGGCCAATATCCGTTGACAACTCCTCCCTTTCATTAGGAAGAT